GGCCGCCTTGCCTTCGCGCATTATGTTGAGTGGATTAGGCGGCATAGGGGTTTACCCTTCGTGGTTGGGTGTAGTCGGCGTAATCGTCGTCATCATACATTGGGGGTGGGTCAATGTCGAGCCAGCCCATGTCCTTCAGGATGCGGAGCACCTGCGTGGTGGTGTCGACGTAATCATCATGCGCTGAGTCAGGGAATGAGCAGATCTGCGACAGGAAGCCCTCGGCCCATGACTTGACCATGTTGGGCCGGGTCTCGCTCTCGGGGAGCCACACACGGCCAGCGTCGATGATGGCGGCTGAGATCTGTAGGCGTTGCATCTTGTCGGCACGCCCCGGGTTGTAGGCGCGGCATGGGAGCCCAGCCCTTGCCAACTCTTGGATCAGGCTGATGCCTGCCGCCTTGTCCTCGATGATCATCAGGTCAGGCTTCTTGGCCTTCTTGCCCTCGCCATAGCTGGTGTAGAACTCGTCGATCACCCGTGGCTTGAGGTCAGGGAAGCTAAGGTGCTCAGCCCATGCGTCAATGAGCAGGACAGACATTGGGCCATCCAGTGGCTTGAACACGCCCCACACGGTGCAGGCGGTTGGGTCGTTGTGGGTCTTCTCACTGAAGGCGCAGTCCAGCGACATCACAATGAACTCGAAGTCGGGGAAGGGGTTGGGGTGGCCGTCGGCGGTGAACGCTGGCCATAGCTGGAACATAGAGCGGCTGACCACCTTGCCGTCCTCGAGGTCAACCAGTTGGCCCATGACCTCTTGGTCATAGAGCTTGGTGCCCCTGTACTGCTCCAACTGCTGGGCGAAGCTTGGGGCAAGGTTGCGCATGTTGGCGTAGGTGCTGGCGCGGTCTACCACTACGTCGTCACCCTCGCGGCCCACGAGGTCAATGATCAAGTCCTTGGGCTTGGGCGTTGTGGTGGCGATCACCCTTGGCCGGTTACCAAGGCGCAGGCCGAACATCATCATGTCCCATGCGTCTTGCAGGTACTGGAAGGCCGCAAGCTCATCGCACCACGCAAAGTGGAACTGAGGGCCGCGCAGGCGCTCATAGCTGTCTGCGCTGATGCCCCTGATGCTGGAGCCATTGACGAGGTCAATGACGTGATCCTGCTTGTTGTAGTTGACCACAAGCTCCTTAGGGATGTTGGCAAGCAAGCCTGACACTCCTTCGAAGCAGGTGAACTTGACGTCGTTGCTGGTAGGGGCGAGAACGAGGCCGCGGGAATTGGGGTGAGTCCAGCACCACCACCACAGCGCGTGGCTTCCTGCGTGGCTCTTGCCGGCTCCACGGCCTGCCAATAGGAGCCACACAGTCCAGTCCTGCTTGAGGTCGGGCGGGATCTGATAGGGGTGGGCACCGTTGACCCACTCCATGTGCTTGATCATGGCTAGGCGGTCATGGGCCCCGAGGGACTCGAACGCCGTGGCCGTCTCGGCGTCAAGCAGATCCAGCACGGGTCTTAAGCTCAGCGTTGCGCAGTAACTCGAACAGGCGGGTCACGCCAGTGTCCTCGGTGGATACAGGGGGCTGGCCAGCCACGCCATGCACGCCGATCTTCTCGCCATACTTGGTGGGGTGGAACTTGGCCAAGAGCTTGAGGCGGGTCTCGATCTGAAGCTTGCGGTGGCCGAGCATGTCCTCGATGGTGGTGGCGGTGCCCTCATCAGTCATCACCTGCTTTTGCCCGAACATCACGGTGTCAGCAATTTGCAAGCATTCCTCAGCGATGGCGTCATAGCCAATATCACGCGCACGCGCGATGGATGCGGCCAGTTCGGGGTCGCGCCCCATCCAATCGTAAACCGTCCTCCACGCAGGGAAGCCTTCGTTCTCTCTGCATATCTGTCTCAACGGTATTCCCTCACTCAGTTGTTCGCATATCACCTGAGCAACCTCAGGCGTGTATGTACTGACGTTTCTTGGGCGTTTTACCGTTTGGGTTTTTTTGGCGGGCGTTTTGGCGGCCACCTTGCGTGGCTTACCCTGCTTTGGCTGTGATGCTGACGTTTCAGGCATGATCCCTATTCCGATTATGGTTGCAATTACTTTGAGTGTAACTCAGGCCGCACAAGGGCGTAACGGCAATTGATGCGCTTTATGTCCTCTTCGCTTTTAGCCATGTCTTCAAATAATTCGCGGTTCACAATAGCCAAGTCGCGGATTTCCAAAAAGTGGTCAATCACGTTCCAGCGTTTGATCTCCCATATCAAGCGAGGTTTCATGTGTACCCTTAAGCGAAAGCGGTAAGTTATTGCTTCGCGCCGCGTAAAGTTGTACCACGCCCACAATAGCCCAAATCCACCACGCGATATGCGAAAGTTCAAACCAATCTTTACGTGTGTGCCTTCAGGTGTCCAGTGAATCATTGTCATCCTTTTTTGGTTGCAGGGGCTGGACTCGCACCAGCGGCCTCTCGGGTATGAACCGAGCACTCTCCTACTGAGCTACCCTGCTGTAGGTCAACCAACACGGCTGGGGGCTAAACGCGCTTCACTTCGTTTTGACCAAGGTCACAACCCCCATGCGTGTTGCGGGTGCTCTAACACCCACTTCACGTTCCTGCTTCACTTGGAATGTTTTCAACAACTAGGTCTCAACGGGGTTGATTTTACTTGGCTTTTTATTCTTGTGCAAGAACATTTGGCGTTCGCGGATCGCGTCGATCTCAGCCCAAAGCTTGATGCCGTAGGGGTGGGTGGACTCATAGCCTCCCACCTTCAGGGTTTCGTAGCAGTCAGCCAATGCACGTGAAAGCTCATTGGTGCCGTAGTTGGCAAGCCTCATGCGGGCCTGCTCAGTGAAGTGCTGGTGGTTCACGCGTCCTCCTGCACGGTGCGCTGAGCGGCCTTGAGCGCCTGCTCTATGCGCTCAATAAACGCAACCAACTCATTGAGGTCGGCGAACTTGGTGCCGTAAGCCTCGCCCACAAAAGTGAGGGCAAAGTCGATGCCGCCATCGAAGCCCTCCTTGTAATCTCTGTTTGTCATGCGGCCACCTCTTCCAATTGCTTGACAACCTTGGGGCGCTGGATAACGGTCTGCTTGACACCGTTGCGCACGCCGTGCTCTTTAACGCTGGCGATGATGGTTGCGGTCTCACCCTTTTGTGGGAACCCTTGGGCGTTGCCCTTGTAGATGATCACGTTTTTGTCGCCATCTTCGCAAATGTTGATCCACACGGTGCCAAAACTGCTCTCAAAGCTGACAACGTGAACACATGTCAAATTCAGGGTGATCTTTGCGCCCACTTCGCCCACGTAAGCGCGGTCAGCGTCCAACGCGGCCTGCTTGTTGGCCCACTCTGCCTTGCGTGCAACGCGGGCCTCAATACCCTTGATGACGGCCTCAGCCTGCTTAGGGGACAGCTTGCCAAAGGCGTCTAAGGCATAGGCAATGGAGCCCATGAAACCGTCTTTGTACATCACGTTGCCATTGACGTATTCGCGGCCAGCCTCGGAGGCCTCAAGTATTTCAAGGGCGCGGGGGGTGTTGGCCAACCACGTCTTGCGTGCGTTGTGGAGAATGTTGCGCTTGACGGCGCTTGCGTATGCCTCGGGGTGCTCAATATGTGCTGTAGTCATCTTGGTTTCCTTCGCTGTTGGTTGCTAAACTGTCCTAAGACAGAGTCTTTAACGCATGCCAAACCCATTCGGTTGACATGCGCCAAAAATATTTTACGCGGCCTCCCGATCAGCAAAGGCGCGTTTGGCCTCTTCGCCTGAATTGATGTAGGCGTCGGAGCCATACACAGGCGCATCTTCGATCCAATAGGCAGAGTCTAGAACGTAGCGGTTTTCGAGGGCATGATTAACGCGATCAGCCAAGCGTTGGGCGCGGGCCTTAGCCTCTTCGCGTACGTCGGCAAAGTGAATCCAGCCATCAGCCTCAGAAACCACATCGCGCTTAGCACCGTTGAAAAATACGGTGTGGCGAAAACGCAGGCCATAATCGTTGGACACCGAAACAAAATAACGCTCGGCGGTGAAGATTTCGCCATCTTCTGTGCGGCCTGCGTTGTACACGTCGGCGTCTACCACTGCTGTGAATGTGAACAAGTTTTTCATTTTGAATCCTTCGCTGTTGGTTGTTAAATTGTCCGAAGACATAGTCTTAACGCGGCGTAAACCCAATCGGTTGACAGAATTGTCAATTATTTTTTAACCAATTTTGGTATTCAGCGTCCAAAGCGGCCCTTATGGCTCGGCGCTTTTCTTTTTGATCCAACGCGTTAAGCACGTCCTCATACTTTTGCGCCATCTCTTCAGCGATTTTTAGTTTGTGTTCTGCCAAAACTATACGGTCTTTTATGGTTATTCGCGCCTGTTTTGGGCACTGATCTAAGAATGGGAGTAGCAATTCACTGCGCGAAGGATGCTTAAGCTTGCGCAAGGCCCTAGCTTCAATTTGCCGTATTCGCTCCTTTGTCACGTCAAGCACCTTGCCAGTTTCTTCGAGGGTGTAATCGCCCCAAAAACGGTACCAAAGGACTTTCCGCTCTTTGGGGCCCAAGCCCTCCAAAATTGCGGGCACAAGGCGCTCCAAATCAATTAAGGCGTCCCTGTCTTCATTCTGAGGTCTCATCCATTCAGGCAAGCGGCAAAACACCTCTTGCTCGGGCTCATCATTGCGACTGCGCCAAAGCACACCCACGTCAGGGTGAAAGTTTCGCATTGGGCCCTCAGGGGTTATTCTTCGCATTGCTGGAGTCTAGTTTCTGTCAGCAAAAAAGCAGAGGGCAAAAGCCCCCTACCTTTTGACCTTGACTTATGCGGCCACAAGCTCCTCGATGTCGATGACGTTTTGCTTCAGGTTGGCCATGCCGTCAGCCAGTGACCACAGAGCGCGGTTGAGCTTGACGTTCTCGTTGACGCCAGCCACAGCGCGTGTGGTGAGGCGGCGGCCAGTCTTGCCACGGCCATGTACACCACCCTTGACCAAGGACTCCTGAACGCGGTTGAAGGTCGTCCACAGGTCGTTCTTGCGATCATCCCAGCGGTTTGGGATCAACACACGGTCAGCGGTCACAGGGGTTGAATCGGCATCCCAACGCAGGGACAGGGCGGCGTTGGCAAACAGGGTCTGCTCTTCGGGGGCCAAGGTGATGGACTTGAAGGTCTCCACGCGATCTTGGGCGATTTGCAGGTCATCAAGGATACGTGTGGCACCCTCGATCACGTTGTCCACCACGTTGCCGCTGTGGCGCACGCGGATGTCGTTGGTCACGTCGCCGGCAATCAAACCGTTGGAGCAAACGAAGCGAAAGAAACCTGACAACAACTGATAGCTGGAGCTACCGTCGTGGCTGTTGAGCAGGATGATCTCGCCCACTTCGCCATCAGATGCGGCGGCATCAGCGTGGCGCAGGCGAACCATGTGCTTGGTGTGCTCACGCTTGCTGATGTCGCGCACGCGGGTTTGGCGAACCTCAAAGGGTTGGAAGCCCTCGCGGCGCAAGCCATCAATCACGCTGATTGTGGGGATGAATGTGTAGCGGTCACCGCGTGACTCGTGGGCACCATCAGCCACCACGCTGGGAGCGTAGTAGGCGATTTGGTCATTGGTCAAAGGCACGTTGGAGCGGTGGCCTGAGAAAGGGGTAGATTTGCTGTAACGGTACATTTTGAATTCCTTCGCTGTTGTTGAAAAGTTTACTGTGTTGTCCGAAGACCTTACTATAACGCATCTGAAACCGAGTCGGTTGACAGGGTTTCAGACTTTTTTTAACCTTTTTTGAAATCTTTCATGTATTGCACAAACTCGGCCAATGTACCCTTGCCTGTGCGCACCCAGTATTCAGCCTCGTTTACGAGGTAATCACAGCCATGGTCAAAGCCTGTTTGGTAGCCGTCGCTCACGGCGTTGATCAAAGCCTGCTTGGCAATGTCCTTGACGCCCTCGTTCTGTGACTTTGCTGGGGCTTCGCAATGCTTATGCAAGTCCATGAACTTGGCAAAGATTTCATCCATTTCATCAAAGGTGGTTGGCATCTTGAGTTGCTGTTTGGTGTTGCAATGCTTGCAAAACATGTTGTTGCCCTCCAATAACATGTGGTCGTCCCAATTAGATGCACCCATCATGCTCTGAATGTCTTGGTTGACGCGGCGGTTGAATTCGCTTTGCTTCATGGTTGACTCCTGATTAACGTGAGGTTACTTTGACAGAAAAAGAAGCAGAAATCTTGGTGTATTCCAAGTATTTTGCTTCGCCAAACTCAGCGACAAACTTTTCTTTGTCGAACAGGGTCTTGTTGGACTCGCTGTAAGTGGCGCTGAACAACGCACCCTCGAGGAATTGCACTGTCTTTTTGCCTGACGCTTTGGTTGGCAGGAGACCCTTTGAGCCAAGGTCTTTGATGTTGTCTTTGATGGCATCAGCTTGCGCTGTCAAATCGGCAATTTGAGCCAAAAGAGCGCCGAGGGTGTCTACGCTGTTGAGTGTAAGGTCGTTGTTCATGGTGTTACTTTCGCTGTTGGTTTAGAGGATTGTAGTTTAACTACGAGATATACAACGCGGCACGTTTTTGTTTGGTTGACATGATTATTTAAATAATTCTGTTGTTTTTCTCCAACTCTAACAAAAGCGTGGTGTCGTCGAGCAAATCAGCCTCGCTGTAGCCGTAGTGTTTGACAAACCCCTTGGTTCCAAGGCCGTGCAGGCCCGTCTTGCCCCTGTGGTGCTCAGGGCATAGGGGAATGACGTCCATGTGGCTTGCACGCCTTCCCGCCCCCGTTCCTGCCCTTGGATGATGCAGTTCCGCAGGGGTGCCCTCGTACCCCATGCGCCGGCATACCGCGCACCCAAGATCAGCCACCCTGTTCATGTGCTTTTTCTCAGCCAGCGTGGTCATTGCTTTGCCTTCTTTTTTCTTCTTCTTGCCTTGCCCCCATGCTGGCCCGTAGTGTTGCACGCAACCACTTGGTCATGCCAAGCTTTACATACTCTTCCCACTCGCCTATGGTTACACGGACTCCAACGGTTTTGCCGCTCTTTGTTAATTCACTTTTGGGCCTTGGCATCTTCTATTTTCCTGTAAACGGGGAAGACTTCACCGCCCCAAATTCGTTTTGTCTCCAGCGCCTCGGCTTCTGTACCGCAAAATATTGGGCCATAGCCGTCTTGACGCCACACCCACATAAATAGCTCATACATAGTCACCCTCTGACGTATGCTCATTCAGGCGCTCTTGCAGGCGCTTTATACGGGCGGTGTTGTACATGATGTTTGCGTTGGCATACTCGGCGGCAGTCTCTGCCTCGAGCTTCCTGAGGTGGGCATCACGCAATTCGATGGCAATCACCTCGCGTATAAAGCGGTTGCGCAACACGTCTTTGAAATATTTGAGAGTTGATTCACGAAACCCCATCATCGGCCTCCCTTTTTTCTTGCACGCTCTTGAGCTTGAGTTGAATGCCTATATGCTCTTCTTCAGACATGCGTTGCGTCATCATCTCGCTCAACTCAAGCAGTTCTTTTCTGACCTGCGCCAGCCGCGCCTCTAAGTCTTGCTTGGGGGCGTCAGTGTCAAATTGTTTTTTCCAATCAATCATGTCAAAGTTCTCGCTGAACTTCCCATGGTCTGTTGGTCTTTGTGTGTCGCCTTTTCCTGCGCTCATGTTTATCTCTTTGTAAAAGGTTGTTTAATATTTTCAAGAATATCGTTGTACAGCATCACATACACATGACGTTCATTGTCAGCAATGAGGTGCTGGTTGTCCTCCAAAAGCCCAATTGCAAGCTCCAAATTGCGTTTTAAATAATCAATCTCACCACGCACTTCATCACGGGCCCTGTCCATTAATTCACTATAAAACTCTTCTGCTGTTTTTGGTTTCAACATACTTGCCCTCACGCTTTCTTTTCTAGTTCTTGACATGCGCTCAATATCATTAAAGGCCTCGTCTTCAGGGTCGATGAATCTTGATTCAGTCATGGTCTCGCTCCTTTGGCTCCACGTCAACAACATGCCCAGCGACGGCCCTGCGCCACCGAAGCTCCTTTGCAAACTTCAATGCGTGAACAACGAATTGATCGCCGCTCATCAGCGCCTGTTGCATCATGTTTTTTTCTATGTGCTCAATGAATTGGTCAAGCTCGTTCATACCGTCACCCTGAACTCTTGTCTTGCATTTGCTTGCTCAGTGCGCCATATCTCAACGCGTAGCTCTGCGGCCTTCAGATCCCAGCGAAGCTTCTCTTCAATTTCGGTGGCGGCCTCAATGCCCTTGATGAATAGCTTGTATTCCTCGTGCGCGTATGCGTCGCGCTCCTGCGCGGCAATAGCTTTTTGCCCACTCTCAATCATCAGGCGTGATTTGAGTGACTTGACGTAATACTCCAGCGCGGTGCGCTCTGATTTTGCTTTGGCAAAGTGCTTAGCATTCAACAAAATGTAATCAACTGCCTTGTGTGGGTCGTGCTCTTCGCTCATTGTTTCGCTCCAAAAATAATTGTGAATATAAAAACCATGATGGCCACCAAAATGACAGACCAAACAAGCACGCCAGTCAACAGCGCGATTGTTATGACAACGTCAATCATTTGCCACCTCCTTCAACCAAATTTTCAACATACCTCCTTTTTCTGTCGCCCAATAAATTCTTAAATCGACAATCTGACTGTCGTCGTTGTAGATGCCTGCATGCGTTAACGAGTCCAGCGTTGCCTTCAGCAAATTGTCCAAGTCGCGTACGCGGTTGTCAGGACGCCATGCCTCAATCTCAACCACCAGCTTGCCCTTGATGGGTACCACGCCGCGATCAATCAACAGCGCCGTGACGGCTTCGCGGTATGCGCGGCCCTCTTGGCTGATGATCATGCGCCCTTGATACGTGCGCCAGTACCTGTTTACGCTTGGTGGCCATGGCAATACGATTTCATTTTGTTTTTGCACGTTCAATCTCCATTCTTTTAACAAGATCAGCGCTTGCTCCAACTCCTCTACGGTGATCAATGTCACGCTTGACTCCTGCCCACCAAGATAGTGCGTTGTCTAAGCCTACCTCGCCAATCTTGCGCTGACGCCTCAATATCCACTCCCTTGCTTCGCATTGGCGCATGTGCTCCAAGGTCTCCTGTGATATGGAGGAGGAGAGTGGCGAAATCCTCGGGGCAAGGATCGCCTTCTCGCGCTTTGTCAAGGATTTGGTTCGCTTCATGTCTGTTCATCAGAATGGCTCATTGTCAATTTCAATAAATGACTTGGTTGGCGGGTGCTTGAACGTGACCTTGGGCACGGGGGTTAGCCCGTAATCAGGATCTTTGCCCCACGCATGCTCGGAACATTTGCGCCAACCCATGTTGACTGACCAACGCTTTCCGCACCCCGGCACTTGGCACATCAAAGATCTGCCCTCTGATGCGTCCATGTCAAACTTGTCTGCTTTTGGTTTCTCGAAGCTCATTTGTTGTACTTCCCATCAATGATTTTTTGAAAATTGGTAGCGTTAACCACCCACTCAAGATCGGGCACCCATACACGCCCGTTGGTTTCAAAGCCCTTGGCCAGCTTGGTGTCCTCGGCAATGTAGTCAAAAAAGCTTGACCACCACGTCAAACCCTCAGGAACGGTTCTATATCCCTTTTTTGAGAATTCCGAGGGCTTAGATGCCTGCACCCACCGTTGACGCAAATTAGCCTGCCTAGCGCCTTCCCATACGCGAGGCTGAACAAGATGCGGGAGCTTGGTCTTCCAAAGGCTCAAAATTTCCTTGTGCGGGCAGGTTGGGAACGCAGTTCCCGACAAAGAAGCTTTAGCTTCTTTAATTGTGTCTTGTGTCTTGTGTTCTGTGTTATGTGTAGCATTGCTATCGGATTGCGCTGGCAATGCGTTCGCATCCTTGACCTTGTCCCACCTAGCCTTAGCGCTTGCACTGGCCTTCTCGGACTTCTCGCCAGTCTTGGCTATTTCCTTGTTTGCCCTGTGATGTACCCACCCAGCATCGGTGCATTCGAAATACTCTTGCAATACTGTCGCAATGCAGTCGCTATGCGAACGCATCCTAATTTGGCGTGCAACCTGAGCTAAATCAGTGGGTATAGGGGTCTCGTGGAGGTAGTACCAATCAAGCAAGCGCCTGTAGGTCAGATCTTCCAGCGGCTCAAGATGCGCTGTGTGGGACTGGTAGTCACCGATATTGAACTGGTAGTAGTGCATAAAAACCTTACTTCATTGGTCATCTTCACGTGAGAAACATTGGCAGGACGGTGAAGAATCGTCTTTTCGGGAGCTACCCTAGCCACGTTTC